CTCGCCAGCGGCATTTCACTATCCGCCGGGACGCACACCATCGTAATATCCGTGGATGTAAAAGGCGTGCAGTTTTATGGCTACCGTGTTTGCAGCAGCTTTTCAGAAGCTCCCTCTGCGGGCAGCGCGACCTTTACGCTCTCTCCGCGCCACTTTATCGATGTGGACGGAAATCCGTGCCAGCCGGACAGGGCTTTTAAGCTCACCTGCGAAATGCTCAGGCGAAAGCCGGACTCCGCCCTTATCTGGTATGAGGACTTCCGGGATTATGGCGTGCTGCAAACAAACTACTACACGACGCTTTCAGGTTCTTGGACGGTATGGCGCGAGGATGAATATTCCGAAAGCCGCGTCTACTCCCAGCTTGACGGCTCCGGAAAGCTCGCATGGCGATACGACGGCTTTTCCGATATTCACCTGCGGGCAAGGCTGGCCTTCCCGTGGGCAGGAAGTGGCAAGGCCGGAGTATTCTGCGGCGATCTGTTCTGCTGCCTGAATTACGATTCACAGGCTGTGGAGCTCTATAACGGCAGCACGCTCCTTGGCAGCTACAGCCAGACAATCGAGCGGACTGCAAATGCAGACCTTCGTACTAATCCATCCATGTACACGGTCGAGATGCGTATCCGTGGAAACAAGGTGCGCGTCTATTCCGGCTCGTCCTATACGCTGCGCTTCACGGCTACGGTCAGCGGCTTTTCCGGAGGCTATGCGGGATACCGGTCAGATAACCGGACGGTCTGCGAGCTTTTACGCCTTGGCGACGCATGGACTTACGAGCCCTACGAGCGTTTTGATGTTACCTTCCCGGACGGAACCGTTACACAGTACGGCAGGATCAGCCGGTCGAATGCTACGTGGGACACTGAATTTCAGGTGTTTACGCTGACCTCAGATATTGAGGAGGACGCAACACGCAGCGAGAGCATTTCGCTGGATTATGAGTTCTACCACTCCCACGAGCTTGCCCTGACCTGCGGAAACGATTATACGGTGACCATCACACCAAAGGACATCGATATCTGGATAGCAAGGCTCTTTCTCGGAGACGCTGACGGCTTTTCCATCCTCTACTATCAGGACGTGGATTCGCTCATTTACTGGGCAAATGAAGCGGCCTACCGCTGGGGAGTGAGAGGCTTTGCCATGTGGTCGCTGGGACAGGAAGATATGCGACTCTGGGAGGCGCTGCCAAAACAGATATAACTTCATACACGGATACAGTTCACGAGGCTGTCTGCATGATGCAGGCGGCTTTTATTTTGCACAAAGGAGGGATTTTCTCATGAAAGAATTCTGGAACACGATCCAACTGGTATTCACCGCTGTCGGAGGGTGGCTTGGCTATTTCCTCGGCGGCTGCGACGGGCTATTGATCGCGCTGGTGATCTTTGTGACCTGTGACTACCTGACCGGCATCATGTGTGCCATCGCCGACAAAAAGCTCTCAAGCGAGGTCGGCTTTAAGGGTATCTGTCGCAAGGTGCTGATCTTCCTGCTGGTGGGCATTGGAAACGTCATTGATGTTCAGGTGCTCGGTCATCCGGGAGTGCTTCGCACGGCGATCATCTTTTTCTACTTGTCCAATGAAGGCCTGTCCCTTACGGAGAACGCAGCACATCTCGGCCTGCCGGTACCGGAGAAATTAAAGGAGGTCTTGGAGCAGCTCCACGACCGTCACGATGAGGAGGAAAAATAACATGACGAGAAAAGGAATTGACGTCAGTCATTGGCAGGGAACCATTGACTGGAATAAGGTCAAAAAAGCCGGTATCGAGTTTGCCATCATCAAGGCTGGCGGCTCCGATGCCGGTTTTTATACGGACAGCAAATGGGAAGCAAACTACAAAGGTGCAAAGGCTGCCGGTATTCCCATCGGCGCTTACTACTTTGTCGGAAAGGACTGCGTGACCACTGCCGCCGGAAAAGCGGACGCTGAACGCTTCCTGCAAATCCTTAAAGGCAAGCAGCTGGAATATCCGGTCTATATGGATAACGAGGCACAGCCTGCTTCTGCCAAGGCCGGTATCACGGAGGCCACCATTGCTTTCTGTGAGACGATGGAAGATGCCGGATACTTCGTCGGCATCTACGGCTCCGCTGTTTCCGGCTTCAAAGAGCGCATGGATGACTCCAAGCTCACACCCTACGCCCACTGGGTAGCACAGTATGCCAGCAAATGTTCCTATAAGGGCGACTATGGCATCTGGCAGTATTCTTCCAAGGGCTCTGTGGATGGTATCAGCGGCAACGTGGATCTGGACTACGCCTATGTAGATTATCCGACCATCATCAAGGCCGGAGGTTTCAACGGCTATACGAAAGAAAACAAGCCTGCTCCTGCCGCAAGCTCCGAGAGAGATCAGGTCATCGCTCAGGCCAGAGCTTGGCTTGGAAAGAACGAGGCGGATGGCAGCCACAAAGAGATTATCGACACCTACAATAGCCACAAGCCTCTCGCCAGAGGATATAAGGTAAAATACACGGATGCATGGTGTGCGACTTTCGTCTCGGCGGTCTCCATCAAGTGCGGCCTGACAAGGCTCATACCTACCGAGTGCGGCTGCGGCCAGATGATTGAGCTTTTCCAGAAGCTCGGCGCATGGAATGAAAACGACTCCTATGTTCCGAAGCTCGGCGATATCATTTTCTATGACTGGCAGGACTCCGGTTCCGGCGACAATACCGGATGGCCGGATCATGTCGGTATCGTGGAGGCGGTCTCCGGCAGCACCATCACCGTCATTGAAGGCAACAAGAGCGATTCTGTCAGCAGACGAACGCTTAAGGTCGGCGGCAAGTATATCCGTGGCTATGGCGTGCCGAAGTACGCAGAAAGCCCTGAAGACAGCAAACCCTCACCAGCGCCTGCACCTAAGAAAACCGTGGACGAGCTTGCTAAAGAAGTCATCGACGGCAAGTGGGGAAACGGAACTGACCGCAAAAACCGTCTGACCGCTGCCGGATATAACTACGCAGCCGTTCAGGCCAAGGTCAATGAGCTCCTGAAGAAGCCTGCCTCTGCTGCTGTCTGGTACACCGTGAAATCCGGCGACACGCTTTCTGCCATCGCCCGGAAGTACGGCACGACCGTGGCAGCGATCCAGCAGCTCAATCCGACGCTCATCAAGAACGTCAACCTCATCATCACCGGCTGGAAAATCCGCGTGAAGTAAATATCCAATCTGCTATGCCTGCGAGTGTTCTTCGGAATGCCCGCAGGCTTTTTTTTCGTGTCTGTGAAAAATCCTCCGCTCAAATCGGCTCCTCATCTCCAGTGGAAACTGGAGGTGAAAGCATCATGACCAGTGAACAGAAAGCCAAAATTACCGAGCTCCGCACTGCCGGATTCGGTTATGCCAATATAGCAAACACCCTCGGTCTCACCAAGAATCAGGTCGTATCGTTCTGCCACAGGAACGGTCTGGCCGGAGAAAAATCCACACAAGCTACGAAGGACAAGCCGGATGTCGGCTGCTGCAAGAACTGCGGAAAGCCCATCGTCCAAGTGCCCGGCAGGAAGCAGATCAAATTCTGCTCTGACAAGTGCTGCCAAAGCTGGTGGAACGCTCATCCGGAAGCCGTCACAAGACGCGCCGATGCAGTCTACTCCTTTACCTGCGCCTGTTGCGGAAAGCCCTTCACGGCCTATGGGAACCGGAGCAGGAAGTATTGCTCCCACGCCTGTTACATCGCCGGTCGCTTCGGAGGTGATAGCCATGAATGAGGATCAGTTCGAGCGCGAGAAGCTCTATCAGGCCAGCATGAATATGTTTCAAGCCATGCTCAAAGACGGCATTATCACCGAGGAGCAATACGCCATAATTGATACAAAAATGCGGGAGAAATACCAGCCAATAATCGGCACATTATATCCCAAAAACGCTTGATAAATAAGGCTTTTAGAGTGATGTATAGTACCGGAAAGGAGTGAGTCAAATGGCGAAAATCACGAAGATAGAGCCGCAGATACCGGCGCTGCCGACCAGAAAAAAGGTCGCTGCCTACGCCCGCGTATCAATGGAAACCGAGCGGCTCCACCATTCCCTCTCCACTCAGGTAAGCTACTATTCGGAGCTCATTCAGAAGAACCCGGAGTGGGAATATGTAGGCGTCTACGCAGACGAGGCCATCTCAGGCACCATCGCCAAGAAGCGCGATGAGTTCCAGCGCCTGATTGCCGACTGCGAGGCTGGCAAGATTGACATTGTGCTCTGCAAGAGCATCTCCCGGTTTGCCCGCAACACCGTAGACCTTCTAAAGACCGTCCGGCACTTGAAGGAGCTGGGCATCAGCGTCCGGTTTGAAAAAGAGAATATCGACAGTCTCTCCGGTGACGGCGAGGTCATGCTCACGCTCTTGGCCTCCTTCGCACAGTCGGAATCAGAAAGCATCAGCAACAATGTAAAATGGGGAGTCCGCAAGCGCATGGAGCAGGGAATCCCAAACGGGCACTTCCGGGTGTACGGCTACCGATGGGAAGGCGACCAGCTGGTCATCGTTCCGGAGGAAGCCGCCATCGTAAAGCGCATCTACCAGAACTTCCTTGATGGGAAATCCCGACTCGAAACAGAACGAGAATTTGCCGCCGAGGGCATCACGACTCGTGAAGGCTGCCGCTGGGTGGATTCCAACATCAAGGTCGTCCTCTCGAACATCACCTACACCGGGAACATGCTCCTGCAGAAAGAATACATCGCAGACCCGATCAGCAAGAAGCGCAAGAAGAACCACGGCGAGCTGCAGCAGTATTTTGTAGAGAACACCCACGAGGCCATCATCCCGATGGAGACCTTCCAGTACGTGCAGGACGAGATGGCAAGACGAAAGGAACTCGGAGCCTTTGCCAATAAGAGCCTGAACATCACCTGCTTCACCAGCAAAATCAAGTGTGAGAAGTGCGGCAAGAGCTATGTTCGCAACACCCGTAAGAACCGGGCAAAGGTCTCGCAGCTCGGCGATCAGCTGGTCGGCTGGGTCTGCGGTTCCAGCAAGACGAAAAACGGCAAGTGCAAGGCGATGGAGATCCCGGAATACATTCTCCGGCAGAAATGCGCTGAGGCGCTCGGCCTTGAGGAATTTGACGAGGATGCCTTTGCGGAACAGGTCGAGGTGATCACGGTTCCGGAGCAGGGCATCCTCAATTTTCACATGACGGACGGCACAGAGAAAACCCTCACATGGGTAAGTACGGCAAAGAAAGACGCATGGACACCGGAAGCTCGGAAGAAGGCATCATCCTACCGCCGGAACCATGCCATGAAGCGGGACGATGTGACCTGCTTCACCAGCAAGATCAAGTGCGCCGTTTGTGGAAACAACTATCGCAGGCAGACTCGGAAAAAGGCTACCGGCGAAAAGTACCACCTTTTCGTCTGCGCTACCACGAACACCTGCAGCAATAACTGCATCCACGAGGACACGCTCCGGGAGCTTACCGCTCAGGCACTCGGCCAGCAGGAGCTTGACGAGGCAGTTTTCCTGAAGGAAATCGACCACATCACCATCGCGCCGGGCGGACACATCACCTTCTGCTTCTACGATGGGCATGAGGTCAGCATGGAATACAGCACCAAGCGCCGGATGCCTGCATGGACAGAGGAACGGAAAAAGAAACAAGGCGAGGCCATCAAGGCCAGCTTCACCGAGGAGCGTCGCCGGAAAATGAGCGAGACCATGAAAAAGATAAGGAGTGAGAAATATTGGGCATCAACGAAGGCAAAAAGGTAAAGACGATCCCGGCCACACTGACGCGCTTCACTGCTTCTCCAATCACGGAGCAGAAAAAGCGCCGGGTGGCTGGGTACGCCCGCGTCTCGACGGATCACGACGATCAGTTCACCAGCTACGAGGCGCAGATCGATTATTACACCAACTACATCAAAAGCCGGGACGACTGGGAGTTCGTGGATGTCTACACCGACGAAGGCATCACCGGAACCAGCACCAAGCGCCGTGAAGGCTTCAAGAGGATGGTCGCGGACGCACTGGCCGGAAGGATTGACCTGATCGTCACCAAGAGCGTCAGCCGCTTTGCCCGCAACACCGTGGACAGCCTGACTACCATCCGGAAGCTCAAGGAAAAAGGCGTCGAGTGCTATTTCGAGAAAGAGAATATATGGACTTTCGACGGCAAGGGCGAGCTGCTCATCACCATCATGAGCTCGCTGGCGCAGGAGGAAAGCCGCAGCATTTCCGAGAACTGCACATGGGGACAGAGAAAGCGGTTTGCAGACGGCAAAGTCACGATCCCATTTAACCGGTTCCTCGGCTACGACAGAGGCGCAAACGGTGAGCTGATAGTGAATCCGGAGCAAGCCAAGGTCGTCCGGAGCATTTACGATATGTTCCTGCAAGGCACGACCTACCACGGCATCGCGCAGAAGCTCACCGACGACGGCATCAAGACTCCGGGCGGCAAGGATAAGTGGAGCATTTCCACGGTCAAGAGCATCTTAAGCAACGAGAAGTACAAAGGCGATGCCCTGCTTCAGAAGTGCTTCACGGTCGATTACCTGACCAAGAAGCAAAAGAAAAATGAAGGCGAAATCCCACAATACTATGTGGAGGGAAACCACGAGGCGATCATCCCGCCTGAAAAGTTTGACATGGTTCAGCGGGAAATGGCCAAGCGCGGCAAGGGCAAGAAGTACCATAGCGGCGTTCATCCCTTCTCCAGTAAAATCCGGTGCGGCCAGTGCGGAAGCTGGTACGGCTCAAAGGTCTGGCACTCGACCGACAAATACCGCCGGACGATCTGGCAATGCAATCACAAGTACGATGGCGGCAAGCACTGCTGCACCCCGCACCTGACGGACGAGCAGATTCAGGATGCCTTCCTGACGGCGGCAAACCAGCTGCTGGCCACAAAGGATGCGGTCATCGCCAACGGGCGCGAGATGATGGCACTCCTCTTTGACACTTCCGAGCAGGAAGCCGAGCGCGACAAGCTGCTGGAAGAAGCGCAGGTCGTATCCGATGCCGTCCAGCAGAACATCTACGAAAACGCCCACGTCGCTCTCGACCAGAAGGCCTATCAGAAAAAGTACGATAACCTGACCGCCCGGTACGAAACGCTCAAGACCAGCATCGAGGATCTGAACGAGCAGATCAGCCAGACGCAGTCGCAGAAAGGCAGCGTCGAGGATTTCCTTGCCGCCTTTGAAAAACTGCCGGAAACCCTGACCGCTTTCTCCCTTGACGCATTTAACGCCCTGACGGATTACCTCACGGTCAATGGCGAGGGCGACATCAGCGTGACCTTCCGCAACGGCCAGACCATCCGGGCATAAGAAAAGCTCCTCACCACTGGATTTCTCCGGTGACGGGGAGCTTGCTCTTAGTTTCTTTTCTTCTTCAATTCTGTTTTAAACAGCTGCTTCATGGTAGCTTGTCCATTCTCAGAATACAGGTCTTCTTTACTAATTTCACCCTTATAGACCATTTCCATTATCTTGATATAGGCCTCACCCAGTGCTGTCGTTAGTAGTCCTGCCGTAGTGCCAGAAATCAGACCTCCTGTCACAGTTCCCAATCCCGGTATTAATTTCAAGAGGTTAGAGACTATTGTTTTTCCGAGGACTGTAGCGCCAGCACTCCCAATTGTCGCCGAAACAAATGATGTCAGGAAACTCTTGTTGATATCCATTCCGAATACAACTGTGATCCCAGCAATCATCCCAACCTGAGTGGGAACCAGAAGTGCCGCATCAGAAAAAGGGATCGGTGCAAACCCCTCACCGAAGCTGCCCGCGACCGCTCCTGCGACTATGGCCTGCGAAGCCTTTTTTTTTGACTCCAACGATGCCTTCTGAACATTTTGGAGAGTGTTTTGTAATTCTGCAGGAAGAACCTCGGCCATAACATCAATCAGTGTATCGAGCCCGTAAGAACGAGCAACATACTCATCATCGAAATCCATGTCCTGTGCAAGCAGCGGAACCACTTTAACAATATCGAGATTTTCGGCTTCTACCAGATTCTTCATCTCCGCAGCCTTCTTCTTCGGAACCGCCTGCGTTAACACAACTATGATCGGAACCTGTGTCATTTTATTCTCGGCTGTAAATTCTTTAAGCCACTTTATCTCGGACTCATCGAAAGTACGATTCCCACCCACATTCACGCAATACCAGATGCAGTGGATGGCGTCGTTTATGTCTTTGGAAGCAAATCCTTTGCTGATTATATCGAGGATTTCGTCCTTGACTTTGTTCTGCTGACCACTGGAAAGCTCAAATCCCGGAGTGTCGTAAATGGCCAAGGGATAATCCTTTTTTACCTTTTTGCGAATCTCTGATGTAACAGGTCTGCCTAATCCGGTTTCAGCAAAATTGCCACGGAACAGGCTGTTTATAAGAGTGCTTTTTCCAACGCCTGACTTGCCGATGACAATGATATTCAATGTCTTTAAGTTCTTGATTTTCTCGTTTATGGCATCAATACACTGTTGAGCCATTTTGTCAGTATCGATTTGCATGCTTACTCCTCCTCCGATTCTTCGGGATGTTTTTTCTCAATTATCGGCCCCCAGTCATCGTCGGACTTTTTAGCATTACTGATCTTGTTGACCTTTTTATTGATTGTACCAGTGATGTATGGTGCGACCATTGGAATTACTACGCAGGCTGTCGCGCATAATGCAACACTTCCTACAACATAGCAGAAGACTTTCCCGGCACTGCTCTTACTGCGTTTTTTCTCAGTCTCTGACATTTTCATTCCTCCTATTCTTGTGTATGGGATAGACCTCACTATAGGGTCTGTATTTTTTGCGAATCATTTTTTATACGGTTGAAACTTGGCCAGCGTCTCTAACATGTGCTTTCCTATTTTCTCTGGATCATACTCGTATGCAGCACAGATAAATCGAAGCCCATCTGGCGTTAGTATTCTTCCGTTATTTCTATCTTTACAGAGCTGCTCATAATCAGCAAGCTGTTTTTTCGTAATCGTTGCCAACGACAGACCTCCATTTCTTATTATCGGTCAAAGGGCTCAAAAGCGAAACCCCTGACCAAAACGAAACCCCTAAGTCAAAACCGAAACCCCTACGGTCAGGCAACCTTAAATTGTATTAAATACGGCGTCTTAATTTCATAAACGATACCGGAATACGGCTCGATCAGCTCGCAGAGCAGCGCGACGACTGTGCGGGGCGTATAGAATTCTCCTTTGCCCTTTCCTTCCTTCAGGGCGAATTGACGCAGGCAGTATTCATATACCTTGCCGAATATATCCTTGTCGCCGCCGACCTGAAGCTGGATGCCGTTAATAAGGTCGATCAGGGATGACAGACCGCTCGGGTCCATGTGCAGGCGGGAATAGTAGTTGTCCGGCAGAGCACCGTCCAGTGCCGGGTTCTTGGCTTCGATTTCATGCAACGCCGTATCAATCTTGATTGCGATATCAGGCTGCTTTGCGTTCTGCATGATATACGCCCATCTGGCGCATTCCGGAATATAGAACACGTTGTCCTTTGTATAGAAGGGCATCATTTCCAGAAATGCCCCCTGACCGTTCGCCATCATCTGCTCACGATGAGCATCGAAGCGGTCGTTCGCATATTTCAGGAAGATCATTGATAAAACAACATGCTTATATTCAGCAGGCTCAATCTTGCCGCGCAGCTTGTTAGCCGCATCCCAAAGGATCTGCTCGATTGGTTTCTGTTCTTTTACAGCCTTAGCCATTGCTTGTTCTCCTTTACAAATATACAAATTGCTGTAACTTCATTTTACCATACATAAGTTGATACGACTACACGATTGAAGTCCAAAGTAAATAAGGATCGCTCCCTTCGGTGTGTAAGAAAAATATATGTTAATGCGTTACGAATTATCGCGAATTTTTACACAGTATTTATATTATTGATAACGGAGGATTGCTCAACATGAAGTCGAATGTCTCTCCTGCAAAACCGTCGTTGGAGATTGTCGATCCGAAGAAAATGTTATTTGCTTCACCACCTTCGCCCTTTACGAGCATATCCGAACGGGCGATGGCATAGGTCTCGTCA